GTTCCGTTGAGTCCCTTGTCTGAGTAGTTCAGGTTTTCAGAGAATACCTTAAATCCTCCTGACTCATGAGCGCACTGACCAAAGAAGTGTGCAGCCTGAGTATTCGATAGTTTGAAATAATCTCTGGCGGTCACATAAGTGCCTGGGCCCCATTTACCGTCGGCAGTAATGCCGCATTTAGTTTGGAGTGCAGCTAATGGACCAAGACCAGATACATTTGAAGGAGCCGCCGGGGACGACTGAGGAGGCGCTTGCTTTGGCGTTGTGGAGATTGAAGGAGCCCCAGCTGCCTTTGTCGTCGATGGATTAAAGTCGGCGACCGTTGTATAGACGGTTCCGCCTGCCTTCGACTTCGAAGCGATCATACGCATCTTACGATTGCCTCCACCCTTCTTAATCGAAGCGTGAACCCAACCAGAATTCTTGTCACCTTTTGTGTAAAACTCGAGAATCACTTGGTCAAACTCAAGGTTGTCACCGATCCAGTCAGCAACAGCTTTGTTGTCAATACCAGGAATTTCGAAGTCGATTGCTTGGCCATTGACATGCTGTGATGTCTTCGATCCGCCAACTGCTTTGTTCACCAGCGGTGCACGATAAGACGAGTTGATCTGAACTGGTTTACCAAAGTGATTACGTACTGGTTCGAGAATCTTCTCGCAGCAGTAACGCATATTCTCGATATGTTCTGGAGTTGGGGTATTGCTGAGTCCAAGTCTTTTTGCAGTAGGAGAAACAATCATCTCTGCCAAAGAAAAATGTTCAGTTAGTTTCATTTTTATCACCTTTACTATGTACTTTATTTGGGTTTTAGAGTATAACTAATAATGCGGCCAGATACTGGAGATCCAATGAATTTTTATACCAATGTCACTCGTCATCGAAATCAAATTTTAGTCCGTGGAATATCTGACGGCAAACCTGTCAAGTTTTCTGTGAAATATAAACCTTATTTATTCGTTCAAGCAAGTGCACAAACCGAATATAAGAACCTCAAAGGTGAATATGTCGGCAAGATGCAATTCGATTCCATGTCTGAGACGCGAGAGTTTTTGCAAAGTTACGAGAACGTAGCAGGCATGAACATCTACGGCCTCTCAGATTGGCCTTACATGTATATTTATGACAAGTATAAGGGTGAGATCAAGTATGATCCCGCTCTTGTTTCAGTTTGTTCGATCGATATCGAGACCAGCATTGAAGGTGGTTTTCCTGATATCGAGAAAGCAGACAATGAGATTACAGCTATTACCATCGGCCGCAATGGTAGAAAGACTACGTTTGGTTGCGGTGAATATCAGGAGCATCAAGACAATGTACAATATTACAAATGCGCAGACGAATCTGCACTCTTACTCGCCTTTCTCGAAGTCTGGAACGGATCACTCTATTCGCCTGACGTTGTCACCGGCTGGAACATCGAGTTCTTCGATATTCCATATCTTGTCAACAGGATTCGAAAAGTTCTTGGATCTGATCACGCTGAACGCCTCTCTCCCTGGAAAATACTTCGTGAATACAAAGTTAACAGCCGTGGACGAGACTGCATTTGCTATGCCCCTATTGGGATCGCCGTCCTTGATTACATCAAACTCTACAGGAAGTTTACGTACACAGAGCAGGAATCTTACCGACTTGACTACATCGCTCAAGTCGAGTTAGGCGAAGGTAAGATTGACTATCGAGACGAAGGTTATACTGACCTCGACGACCTTCGTCTTAGAAACTTTCAACTCTACATCGAATATAACGTTCGAGATGTTGAAATCGTTGAGAGACTCGAAGATAAGCTAAAGCTCATCGAGCTGGTCTATGCTTTGGCTTATGACGCCAAGGTAAACTACGAAGATACCATGGCAACCGTAAAGCAATGGGACGTGATCACTCACAACTATCTTCTCGATCGAAACATCGTGGTTCCTCTCAACGATAAGAATAAACCCGACCGAGCCTTCGTAGGCGGATATGTCAAAGATCCAAAGGTCGGCATGAGTAAATGGGTTGTGTCGTTCGATCTAAACTCCCTTTATCCTCACCTTATCATGCAGTACAACATCTCACCCGAGACGCTTGTCACTCGCTTGAAAGATAAGGTGTCGATCGACGACCTACTTGTTGGTGGCGCTAGTCAGTTCGGTGACTATCTTGATAAAACGAACTGTACTATCTCTGCCAACCTTTGTATTTATGATAAGTCCAAGCGTGGCTTCTTGCCATCAATTATGGATCGTATGTATGATGATCGTACTCGATATAAAAAGCAGATGATTAAGTGCAAGAAAGAATACGAGAAGACGAAAGAACCTCATCTTATCAAAGAAATTGCTCGTCTCGATAACATGCAGATGGCCAAGAAGATTCAGTTGAACTCGGCTTATGGTGCACTCGGCAACAAGTGGTTCCGTTGGTTTGACGTGAATAATGCCGAAGCCATTACCACATCTGGTCAGCTGAGCATTCGTTGGATCGAGAATAAGCTCAACGACTATCTGAACAAACTCTTGAAGACAGAAAACTTTGATTATGTACTGGCTTCTGACACCGATTCTGTGTATGTGACTCTCGAATATCTCGTAAAGAACGTGTTCGGTGATGATGTTCCTGAAACGAAGAAGGTGATACAATATATCGATAAGATTTGTAAGGAACGTATCGAACCATTCATCGATCGTTCTTATCAAGAGCTTGCCGAATATATGCATGCATATGCTCAGAAGATGCAAATGAAGCGCGAGAATATCGCCGATAAAGGCATCTGGAAGGCCAAGAAGATGTACATCTTGAATGTATGGAACTCTGAAGGCATCGAGTATGAGAAGCCGAAGCTGAAGATGACAGGCATCGAAGCAGTTCGATCTTCGACTCCGACAGCATGTCGTGGTGCCATTAAGAAGTCTCTCGAGATTATCATGGGTGGATCTGAATCAGATCTTCAGAAATATGTGGCCAATTTCAAGTCAGAGTTTTCCTCTCTTGGATTTGATGACGTGGCTTTCACACGCGGCGTCAAAGATATCGACAAATATTGGGTAGATGGAAGATTCCAGAGTCAGACACCTATTCACGTTCGTGGTTCAGTCGTCTTCAATGAAATGTTGAAGAAGAAGAAATTGACAAATAAATATCAATTGATTACTAGCGGTGAAAAGATTAAGTTCGCGTATCTTCGAAACCCGAACCCGACACAAGACTATGTGATCGCATGTCCGAATGGTCTACCAAAAGAATTGAAAATGGAAACATATATCGACTATGCGGTGCAGTTCGAGAAAGGCTATCTTAGCCCTATCGAGTCTATCACAAATACAATGGGCTGGCAAGCAGAAAAAAGAGCAACACTCGAGGATTGGTTCAACTAATGGCAAACTTAGACATAGATTTAGATTTTGATTTTGGTTTCACTACTTCTTCTGAAGAAGAAATCAAACAAGAAGGTAAACAAGAGGGCATTGATAAAGCAAAGCATATGTACGATGCAATCATGCCTTTACTTACAAACTTAAAGAAAGATGCGGATAAAAACCCGATCATTAACTGGCCTCATCGTGGCGAGAAGATCGATCTCTTCATTACTAAACTGAATAAGATACTTGCAAGTTAATAAAAATACTTGTGTACAAATAAAGATACATCGTATATACTGGGACAATAAGACAAGGAGAAGTTATGTCAGATCTACTTAATAAATTGCGTAAGAATACCACAATCAAGGACTCAGATATTCTGTCTGATTCGAAGTTCTTTAATGCAAAGGATATGGTGGCAACAACTGTTCCAGCAATCAATATTGCACTGAGTGGTAAGATTAACGGTGGATTCGTTCCTGGTCTGACCATTTGGGCAGGGCCATCAAAGCACTTTAAGACTTCGTTTAGTCTTTTGATGGCGAAGGCATACATGGACAAGTATTCAGACGCAGTCATGCTTTTCTATGACTCAGAGTTTGGTACTCCTCAATCTTACTTCGACTCGTTCGGCATCGACACATCTCGGGTTCTCCATACTCCCATCACCGATGTCGAACAGTTGAAGTTTGATATTATGCATCAGTTCGAAGAGATCAAGCGCGGTGATCATGTCATCATTGTGATCGACTCGGTCGGTAATCTTGCATCGAAGAAAGAAGTCGACGATGCTTTGAAGCAAAACTCTGCGGCAGATATGACTCGCGCAAAGCAGTTGAAGTCGTTATTCCGCATGGTCACGCCTCACCTCAATCTGAAGGATATTCCACTGGTCGTGGTCAATCACACCTATCAAACTCAAGAGATGTACTCGAAGGCCGTGGTTTCTGGCGGTACAGGCATCTATTATTCTGCTGACAACATCTTCATCGTCGGTCGTCAGCAAGAAAAAGACGGTAAGGATGTGACCGGTTATAACTTTATCATTAACGTCGAGAAGAGTCGATTCGTCAAAGAAAAGTCAAAGATTCCTGTCGAAGTATCATGGGACAAGGGCATCAGCAAATGGTCTGGTCTCCTCGATATGGCTCTCGAATCTGGTCATGTCATTAAGCCAAAGGTTGGCTGGTTTCAACGTGTGGACATGGAAACAGGTGAGATTCTTGATAAAAGCTATCGTATGGCTGATACATACGATTTTAGCTTTTGGCATCCAGTTCTTCAGTGTCCTAAATTCAATGAGTTCATTGAGAAGAAGTATTTTGTTGGTAATGGTGCCATTATGCAAGAAGATGAAGTCGCAGCAGTCTATGAGATGGAGGATGAATGAGAATTGAACACATCATATTTGGAAATCTTATTGAAAACGAAGAGTACGGTCGGAAAGTCATTCCATTCCTGAAAGAAGAATACTTTACCGATACCGTAGATCGTAAGATCTTCTCTATCATTCATGAATATGTGGGAAAGTATAACAACTTTCCTACAAAATCTGCTGTCGAGATTGATCTCAATGATGTCGGTGGTTTGTCTGATGATCAGTTCAAGACTGCAAAAGAAGTTGTCTCTGGACTTGACAAGTCAGAAGATCGTGATGTGGCATGGCTTGTAGATAATACAGAGAAGTTTTGTAAAGACAAGGCATTGTATAATGCTTTGATGCAATCAATTCAGATCGTCGATGATAGTAAGAAGGATAGCATATCTGTTGGATCCATTCCTCAGATCTTGACTGACGCACTCGGTGTTTCTTTCGATAGTCATGTCGGTCATGATTTCTTGAATGACGCAGCAGAACGTTATGAGTTTTATCATCGCAAAGAAGTTCGTATTGGTTTCGACCTCGATCACTTTAACAAGATTACTCAAGGCGGTCTCCCCCGTAAGACACTCAACATTGCTCTTGCTGGTACTGGTGTCGGTAAGTCTTTGTTCATGTGTCATGGTGCAGCACACAACTTGATGGCAGGGCAAAATGTCTTGTATATTACTCTTGAAATGGCAGAAGAAAGAATCGCCGAGCGTATCGATGCCAATCTTCTTGGTGTCACGCTTACCGATCTCAAAGATCTGCCACAGGCCATCTACTATAAGTTGATCGGAAGAGTCAAGGAACGAGCAAAAGGTAAGCTCATTGTGAAGGAGTATCCAACAGCATGCGCAGGCGCCGCAAACTTTCGACATCTCTTAAACGAGTTGAAGATCAAGAAGAACTTTATCCCGGACATTATCTACATCGACTATCTGAACATCTGTGCATCTTCGAGGATCAAACCGGGATCGAACGTGAACTCGTACACATATATCAAGGCGATCGCCGAGGAACTTCGAGGCCTCGCCGTCGAGTTCAACGTTCCCATCGTTTCGGCGACTCAGACTAATCGTTCTGGTTTCAGTAGCTCTGATGTCGGCCTCGAAGATACTTCTGAATCGTTCGGTTTGCCTGCAACTGCAGATTTTATGTTTGCCTTGATTACAAGTGAAGAGTTACGTCAACTCAATCAGATCATGGTCAAACAACTCAAGAATCGTTATGGTGATCCTTCAGTAAACAAACGCTTCGTGATTGGTGTCGACTATTCGAAGATGCGCTTGTATAATGTCGAAGCCTCTGCTCAAGTCGACATCGTGCAAGATGAAGATCGACCAGTCTTTGACAATACAAACTCTGGTTCTCGACTCGAGAATGAATCGAAACCAGTGAGTAAGTTCGAGAAAATCAAATTCGCAGGTTTTAAATGATAGACAACTTAAGACCTGGTTGGATAATCAATACCGTCAAAAATCCAAAGTATACTTGGAAATGTAAGGTATTGAAAAATGTGACGTGGATGGTCGAAGAAGGCAATGAACCTAATTGGTTTCAGCGCAAGATGCAAGAAATTTGTTTTGGTTTTAAATGGGAGAAGATTGATGGTTAACTATAAGATTGTAAATGAGCACACCATTTCGGTGACGAACAATTACGTAGAACGTGGCGGTGATATCCTCGAGATCAAGACAGATCAGATCATTAAACGTAATCTTGGATTCAATAAGGCGAAAGAGTTGGTTCGCCATCTGAACTTTGGCGGCGGGTTTGACGGATCGACTCCAGCATTTTTTTTAGCCGAAAGCGCAAAAATGTTGGATTCTAATCAACAAAGTGTATAAATAGATGTACACTATGTGGTGCGTGGATATACAGTTTATCTGTGTAAGTTAGGCAAGAGTCTTAATTGACGAATGGAATAGGCAGGGTCAAAGGTGGGGTTCCTCCTGCTACACGCATGATGGGCGGCTTTCGGGTCGCCCATTTTTTTGTTTACAATATATTCAAAATAGGGTATAATGGTTCTTTAACAAGGAGAACTACAATGCGCGTCACAGATGAAATTCTTTACAATATATTCAATGAATATGATCGCGAATGCTGGTTTAGCACACCATGCCAAGCAGCACTAGTTAGAGAAAAAATAGATGCCCTTGGGAATTTTGATAAACTGCATACTCGATACAATAAGTTAACCGATCGGATTTGTTGGCTTCGTCGGTGCACTGAATATGACGTAACTGTCATAGAAGAAGATGGAAGAATTTGGTATGAAAACCGGCTGGACTCTGCGCGGCGATGGGGCCAAATTAGCGACAAAGACGAAAAAATAATGAAGATGGCAGGAATATCAAAATAAACATGTACAATTAATCGATATAGCTGTATACCAGAATCTGGAGTAAATTATATTATGACAATGCATCTTCTTGGTCCTGCTTACACGACCACACATCATGGCAAGCGTAAGTCCAAAATGACAACTTCGAAGTACACCAAAATTGGTTTGGCTTGGCTCGAAGATTGCAAGTTTTGCAAGCGCATTGGCGTTAAGCCAAAGACGTTCGAAGAATATCAAGAGTATCGTGCTGGTAACTACAAGCCAAAGCT